ACGGATGAGTCTTCGTCATTAACTGTACAGTTCAGTAAATTAATGAAAGTGAGACAAGTCATTGCGGAAGAAAAAATTAAAGATACTATAGAATTAGCCGAAAATATTATCGAACAAGATAAAAAGGTTATTATTTTCACAAATTTTACAGACACGTTAAATAAGATAACAGAACACTTTGGAAAAATCGCAGTAAGTTTAGACGGGTCAACATCTAAAGTTGCAAGACAATATGCTGTCGACCAATTCCAAGAGAATGATAAAATCAAAGTATTTGTTGGTAACCTAAAAGCTGCGGGGGTTGGTTTGACCTTAACTGCGGCTGAAGCGGTTATTATGAATGACTTATCATTTGTACCTTCAGACCACTCACAAGCTGAAGACAGAGCGTTTCGTTATGGTCAAAAAAATAATGTGTCGGTCTATTACCCAATCTTTGAGAATACGATTGAAGGTGCAATTTATGATATCTTAATTAAGAAAAAGAATATTTTTGAAACTGTTATGGGAGATAACATATTAGATAAAGGTGATTTTATTGAAGAAGTTATGAACCGTATCAACAAACGAGTATAATTTGAAACTTCCGCTTATTTATATATAAAATAAGCCGTATGAAAAAACTAGAAGAGAAGATTAATGTAATCTCTGAAGAAATTAAAAAAGTAGAAAAAGAGGCTGTCAAAGAAAACCTGATAGTCGAAATGAAAAAAATCGGTATTGAGAGGCTTCCCTACTCGTACTCAGCCCTGAAAAAATTTATTGACGCGGAAACTATGAATTTCCACTACAACAAACACTACAAAGGTTATGTTGAGAAATTAAATGACGCGTTAAGTAAAAAGAAGTATGGTGATTTAGAGTTGGAAGAAATTATCAAGTCAATCAGCCGTTTTGATAAGACAATTAGAAATAATGCCGGTGGAGCTTTTAACCACGCATTGTTTTGGAAGATGTTATCACCTAAAACACAGACACCAAATGGTGAAGTCCTAAAACAAATCAAGAAAGACTTTAAAAGTTTAACAATTTTCAAAAATAAATTTGAGGAAGTTGCTCGTGAAAGATTTGGTTCTGGTTGGGTTTGGTTGGTATTAACCAAAAGAAACCGATTAAAAATTATCTCAACACCTAACCAAGACAACCCATTAATGAATGTTGTTGAAGATGGTGGTTATCCCATTTTAGGTTTGGACTTATGGGAACACGCCTACTATCTAAAATATAGAAACAAAAGAGATGAGTATATTAAAAACTTTTGGAGTTGTGTAAATTGGGATTTCGTTAATAAACTCTACACTATGAGAGTTGAGAAGAAAATTAACGAGGTACAAATGTTAAAAACGGTTCTTAGTGAGGGTAAATCTGAAAGATGTAGTCGTGAGGAAACCGAAGCAATTAGAATGGTGTTTAATATCAACCCAAGAGTTAAGGATGTTTTTAAAGTGTCGATTAATAAAATACTTAAAGATGTCTTCCCCGACAATTATTACAATATGAATGAATTTGCCAAAGGTGAAATGGCGGGGGTTTATAATTTAGAAGGTGAGGGTCGTTCTGTTATCAACAAACTAAACACTAACTACAGTTGTTTTTGTGTATTACTAAATGATGTTAATACTGTGTTGGATAAAGCAAATCAACCAAAAATACAGATGGTTGGTCTGACACCGGCAGAACAATTAAATGAAGTTAAAAAATTGGTTAACATCTTAGACAAATATAAACACAGAATTTTTAACAGAGAATCTGCAACGTTTCAAAATATCATGAGAATATTAACTCAGACCGATAGTTGGGGACAAAAAAGAGAAGACGTTACCGTTGATATCCTTAAAAAGAAATTTGGTAAAGACAATGTTAGAGCAATTGGTAAATTAGGTAGTCGTGAAGATATGATTGGTGGTATTGATTGTGAAATTGATGTTGCAGGTACAACCCATACCTCACAAATTAAACCGTTTACAGGACTTAAAAAGATTGATGGTCTTATCCATATCTATGGTTCGGCTAACGTTAAAAAATATTCAACTGATTGGTTAATCTTTACAAAGAACAATAAAGATGTTGTTGTTTTTAGAAATAAAAACACCAAGATTATTGATGGACAATACGTTTTCCCTGAGAAAGATTTAATTTATTCTTTGAATTGATATTTATATAGAAAACAAAACTATGTCAATTATTTCAGAACCAGAAAGAAGTAAACTTTACACAAGGGTAAGACATGTACTTGGTGCACCTTTACGTTCAGTTGAGTTAGAAGACGAACAGATGGATACTCTTCTTGAGTTCGCCATTGACGACTATTCCCAATATATTCAAAATTGGTTAATTGAATCCCAATGGTCAAACCTTTGGGGTCTTAATCTTGAAACCCAATCTTTGGCTCGTGCATTCGTAACAAAGAGTTTAGATTTTGAAACTCGATACACTTACGCGTATTCAAAAATTGTTGGTTTACAAGCTGGTGGTGATTGGGTATTGAAAAAAGATTTTATTAATTTGGTTCCTAACCAACAGATTTATGAAATTCCTGCGGGAAGAGAATTAAATGAATTATTGTGGTTTACACCTTCAGAATTAAATAATATGTTATTTGACCCGTGGTCATTCGGCGCGTTAGGTGGAGCAGGTCTTGGTGGTCCTGCTGGTTATTCACAAATGGGTATGTCAGGTTCTTACTTTATGATGCCGGCATTTGATATGTTATTGAGAATGCAAGAGATTAATATTCAGAGAAGAATCATTGCGGGCGAATTAACTTATCGTGTTACAGCATTACCTGAAGGTAAAAAGGCGATTCATTTAATGAACACACCAGGTGGTAAGTTTGACTTTGGTAACGCAGAAATGATGAAAGGTAAAGTGTGGTATTGGTATTACGATGTAGGTCCTGATGATAGAGATAAGTGTCTTAAGAACAACCCTGATATTATTAAAATGCCGTCAGACGTTCCTTTAGATAAAATGTCTTGGGTTGATTTAAATAACCCCGCACAACAGTGGGTTAGAAGATACTTTATCGCAACCTGTAAAGAAACATTAGGTCGTGTTAGAGGTAAATTCTCGGGTAATATCAAAACACCTGATTCTGAATTAACGATGGATTACCAAAGTTTATTAACTGAAGGTAAAGACGAGAAATTAAAGTTGATTGAGGAGTTGACAGGTGCTGAAGGTACTTTAACCAGGTTAAAACCTGATAAAGTTATGGAAAGAGAGGCTCTATTAGCTGAAAACCTAAACAAACAACTTAAGTTCAGAGCAATGCCTCGTCAAATATATGTCATCTAATATGAATAGTATGAGAAGAAATTTTGGTAGAAAACTTGTTAGTGACAAGTTATACAATAGTAGAGATTATGAAACAATTATGAGTGCAAAACTAAGTCAAGAAGTTGAATTAACTAAAATTGTTAATACGTCAAACTACAAAACAAACGGTGAAGAATTTATCGTAGTTAAAGATATACCTGAGTGTAGAGTTATATTAAACTCTGAAACTACTGAGCATGTCATCATTAAAGCTTTAACAAAAGTAACAATAGCCCCTGATAAAGGAGCTATTGATGAAGATTGGGATGAGGTTGATATCGACAGGGGTGCTTGCGTTGAATTCTATTTTATTAGTGGTAATTGGTATATTGGTTCATCCGATGGTATCAAAATGTCTTAAATAATATGTTCTTCCCACCCTTCTGAAGCTAATTCGTAAATATAGTTAGGGTCAATACCACGTTTGCCCCAATATTTTAATTCACCCTCACTAATATCTAACACGTCTTCTTGTAATCTATCTTGGTCACCTTCTTTAAAAGGAACACCATTTATCAATTCACATTGTTCCTTAGTGAAAAAACCTCTTTCTTCAGGGTCAGTAACTAAAAGGTTTTCTCTAATTTCTTCTTTGAATACAACGAGTAGGGGTTCGATACGTTTATTAAATGTTACAATTGCTCTTGGAACATTGTAATCTCCCTTCATATCAGGATTATTCTCAATCTCGTTTTGGTTTAACTTATAACAATTGATTCTAACCATAGATTCCATATTATCACTAGGTTCTTTACCATAAACAGATGTGTAATATTCAATGTCGTCTTTTCTCCACCCACTTTTTAGTTTGTTAACCTTTTGGACATCACCCTGTGATGCTTTGGTACCATTATTTACATAATAGATAACATCACCCAACTGAACATTTAAGTCATGTTGTATTGCTAGTTCCATGTGAGCCATACGACTCATAAGTGAACCACCCTTAGTCTTTTGAGTACAACGGAACTTATAGTCGTCTAATGATAATTTTACTTTAGCTCGTTGAGCAATCTTCATTAACGGAATCTCCTTGTTAAAGATTTTATTTAGGTATTCATAATACCACTCAATAAAGTCCTGACCTTTACCCTCAAGTAATTGTTTCACCCCTTTATCTAAGAAGTCCTCGATATACAACGGTAGTTTCTTTGATTTAATGGTATTACCTGTAAGTTTGATTTTACCACTTGCTTCCATAACCGCATAGTTCTTACGAGCCAAGTTAATACACGAAGGCCAAGTTCCATCAGTATCTAACGCCATCTCACCTCTCATGAATAAGTCGTTGAACTCAGCAACGTCAGCGTCGTCACCTGTATATTCTTTACCTTCCTTAACCTTCCAGTTTAATCCTTTACCGATGTAACGACGATTCTCCCACCCTTCAGGTTTAGAGAAGTTCACACCGTCCGTATCCATCACAAGAGGGGTATATCCACGTTTCATAAAGAACTTAATCATCTGACGAAGATATTGACGACCTGTACAGGTAATCTGTTCACCCATATACATGTCACCCCAAGCAAATACCTGTGGAGCGGACAATGCACCGAACATCGAGTTGATGAAGATTTTAATCGGTAATTGTTTACGGTCATAAGAAAGTGACTTCTTCTTATCCTTATCATACCACTCAGATGCTAAGTTCTTATACATGATACGAGCGTTACGGAAGTAAGACAACATTCCTTTCATACCACCTAAAACGTCACACTTAGGGAATACATCGTGAACCAACTGAATAGATGGGTATAGTGAAGAGTAGTCAAGTTTTAATACGTTTCTCGAGTATCCCACTTTAAGTAGTCGTGATAAACCACCAACAAACTCAGTCTTTTCTTCTTTTTGTGGAATCGCCAATTTGTGTTTGTAACTCCACGCCAACATAATCATTTTCCATAGAGTCGCGGTACCCATTGTACTTACACGCTCATATGTCGTTGGTACCATCGATGCGAGTAGAAACGTACCCTGATTGAACTCGTCATCCACAGTCAACGTTTCTTCTAAGTCATCGTCAAGATATCTCTCTACGATGTTATCACCCGTAACTTTTATATAAGTACCGGGAAATTTCTTATCTAAGTCTTTGAACTCAGGTCGGTCGGCCCTTTTATATTTTCCATTTTTAACGTTTAACCAATATTCGTTCTTATCTCTATACATAGACCCGATGTCTTCATGAGGAATGTATACACGGTCGGCAGCTTCAGCATCAATATACTGAGTAATGTACTTCAAACCTGCAGACTTAATACTTGAGTTGATTGCCTGAGCTCTACGAACTGAGTGGATAATATCAATTACGTTATAACCCCAAAGGTTAGTTTGAGTAAAACGCTCAACCTCGTTAGCCAACTTTAACAATCCGTCTTTTTGGGCGATTGGTCTTTGAGGGTTTAGTGATTTAGCGATACGCTTGATATCCAAATTAAGAGCCTTACATCTCTCGAAAATCCAATACCAGTCGAAGTTCGCCGAGTTGTATCCTCCGATAATTGAAGGTTTAAGTTCATCAATGATTCTGAAGAACTCAACAATCCCTTTTCTTTCTTGGTCTTCGTCAGCACATTCAATAACTTTTTGGAATCCTTTATTGGTTTTGATTCCAATCATAAAGATACGACCGTCTTTTGGTTCTAGAGCGGTCGTCTCTAAGTCGAATCCGAGTCTGGTGATATCATTGTATTCTTCATAACCCTTGAACAATCGTTTCTCTCTTGAGATGAGGTATTGTTCTACAGGTGGTAATACCATTATCTTATCTTTGGCCTTATCTGACCACGGGTCTAATCCACCATCACGGAAGAATTGGATAAGTGTACGATAACCTTTAAGTGATTTAACCATATACTTAAGACCATTCTCAAGTCGTTTATCACCTTTGGTTTCTAACTTATCGATAACGATACCATATTTGGTCATCGCTTCTTTCTGTAAATCTTTGGATGTTTTGTAAAAGTTAAGACCTCGTAAATCACCAACCCATGCAAATGCGGTGAATGAATCTTTCTTAATAACTTTACCCTGACCAGGGATTTCTTTGATTTTGTAAATTGAGTCCGTAACATAATCGAACTCGACCGCGACAATATGTTCTTCGGGGTCATTACCTTCGAGGAAGGATTTAATTTCTTCTTGACTTATCATTTTAAATATTTTTAAGAGTGGTGTATTAGCTGTCGCACAAAGACGACATTTACCTTACCCTTATAAATATATTCTTATCAAACAAATAAGTCAAACAGGTTTTGAAAAATTAGGGGGTTGCAACACCTCTTTTTGAAACTACGATTGCTGCCATGTCATTTGCAAACTTTAATGATGTTGGGACATCGTTAGTTTCGTGGTACTTTAAAATAAACGATGCTGTAAATGTGTCACCAGCACCACTAACGTCAATAGTTTCTTTAGGGTTATTACTTGGGTAAACTACGTGGTTATACATACAACCCGCAGAACCTAATGTTACAATAAACTTTTCGGGATACAACTCAACAAGTTCTTTGTTGTTTTGATACTCGGTTTCATTTAGTTTAATGAAATCGATATCCATAATCATAGACCCTGACAATTTTTTCTTAGTATCCATAATTGTCAATTTTGCAAGTTTTGATATTTCGTCAATAATATTAGAGTCTAAATAACCTTTATTGTAGTCACTAATAATCACAAAGTCAGATTTACCAATAGTTTTCTTTTGTCTTGGTGATAAGAAGTTTAGTGTGTCACATTTTTCAATTTCACCGTCATCAACACGGGTAATCATTTGATTACTTTTCTTTTCTACAAAACGAGTCTTTTCAATTTTAGTGGATTGGTGCCAATGAACTACCTCAATATCTGACGATAACGCATTTAAGTTCTCAACAACATTACCCGCCATACCTTTATTCTCTTTCGTTTCAATTGGGTTTAAGACTGGAACAGGCGCTTCAGGACATAAACGAGTTATTTTACAATAGACAAATCTGTCGGTACCCAATTCACCGACTACTAATGCTTTTACCATAATTTATAATATTAGTTGATGAATAACCATCTAATTTATTGAAGTAGATAATTTCTTTTGAGTATTCAGAACCTATAACTTCTTTGTTTTTATAATCAGACCCGATTACCAAATAGTCGGGTTCCCATAATCTAATTTGTTCAGATAATTCAAAATCAGTGTCAAATGTAACCACATCACCAACACCAATAATTCTTGATAAGAAATATTCTCTGTCAATACAAATGTTAACAGGTCTATCAGAACCCTTCAGTTGTTTCACTCTATTATCAGTATCAATACCAACTCTAAGAGTACCAAGTGAAGATGCAAATTCTAAGAGTTCTAAATGACCCCTATGTAATACATCAAAAGTACCGTTTACCCAAACTTTCATTTTAATACGTCACCTAACCAAACTCTATGTGAATCAGAATCAAAGTGTTCTGTTGAAACTTCAAAAATGGTTCCTTCAGTCAACGCTTCTAACTGATGAGGTTGCCCTGGTAATTGTCTTACAGTATCACCAACTTTTAAATGTCGTTCTTGGACCTCACCTTTTTCGGTATCAATCCATCTATAGATAAACTCACCTTTATCCACATACCAAGTTTCATCTTTAATCATGTGGTAGTGCATTGAGAATTTACAACCTTTCTTAAACACCAACAACTTCCCACAATACAACTCGTTATTTTCAAAAATAACTTCATGACCCCAACCTTTGGGGACATTACACTCCTTACACTCAAGGGCATTATAAACAATAGGTTTTTCCATAAGTCAAATATAAATTACAAGAAAGATTAAGTAAATTAAATAAATGTTGTGGATGTCGTTGTATATGGAACTTCAGTTGTGGTGGTTGTTAATGGTTCCGTAGTAGTTGTTGACGTAATCGGTGGATTAGTCGTGGTTGTTGTTGCGTATGGTAAACAACAGGGAAATTCTGAAACATAACAACTCGAGTATTCTAAATCGTCGGCAATGAATGATTCTTGGACATTAATAAATAAAGACTCTCTAATAGGTACAATTAAAACTCCGTCATCATTACGTAACATAAACTGACCTTCGTAACGACCAATTCTATTAGTGTCTTTATTTGTGAATTGATAATAGATATAATATTCTGGTGACGCGTTAGGGTCTAAAAGAATCTTTTCGACAAATCCCGCAGGTCTTGAACTAATTTTTGGAATTCCTGTCTCAACATCAACCATCGAGAAGAATATAGCTGATTCCTCAATAGTTTTCATGAAACTATTATAGTCACTTCTTCCGTCCTTAACTACTTGTAATTTTAATACGGGTAATGTTGCGTTCTTTTTAATGAAAAATTCCATTTATAGTTTTAAATATAAATACTTTGAATTGGAAAATAAATTAACTTTCCTTTCTTAAGGAACCATCATAAAAGTCAAATCTGTCATGTTCTGTTGGTGTCATTAGTAATATACCTGATGTTAAATTACCTTTTCTAGTTTCCTGAAACATGTAACTCATCCATGTTTGTTCGAATGGGTGTGGCCATTTTGTGGTTAAAAACATCTTCTTATTACCTTTACGAGTAACTACTTGAGGCCAGTTACAATAATATACCTCACCTAAAGCATATGGAACACCTGAATAAGATTTAATTTGTTTAAATTCAGTTTTAGGTGCGTTGGGGTCTAATCCTTTTTCGGGTAATTTTTTATTATTTGGCCAAAGTTTTTCCCTAATATCTTGTGGTACATTATACCAACTCCATTGTGTTGAGTTGTCACCATAAAACTCGGTAAAGTTAAGTTTTAAAAAGTCTAAGTTTTCTTTCTGAGTAATTGATATTGATTTCTTGTATAGGTTTTTGGTAAATCTATTAAAACCATTCTTACAAACTTCACCTTGTTTTGGGTAAAAGAACATATCATCTTCGAAGAAATAATAAAAGTCAAAACCTTGTTCTTCGGCGTGTTCCGCAATCCATTGTCTACCACCACAGATACCTAAATTATCTTTTTTAATGTGAGTAAAACCATATTCATTACATAACTCAACATACCTTTCAGTTGTAGTTAAGTCAGTTGAATTGTCTAATAAAAACTTAGTTGGTTTGTTAATGAAATCATCATCATATTGGTACATTGAATTAATTAATGTTTCAAATTGTTTTGGACTATTAAATGTGATAACATAAAGACCAACATTGTTTGGGTTTGTAAATGATAAATCTTCTTTAAGGATTTCTGATGTATAGTTTTTAAGATTCTCAAAAAACGGCCAAACCAAACCATTACCCTCAATCTCATATCTATGAATAATGTTAGGATATTTGTGAGTCAAAATAGTGAACAAACACTCGTCAGCACCCATTAGATTTTCATTAAGAGTGTTTTCCATCACATTATAGTATAGGTTATTAATCTCATGTACCCTATCTCTGTGACCACCAAAGAATCCTCCACGACAAACATAATCCACGTAATCAACGCCACAATGTCTTGCCATGGCTCTTCGTTCAAATCCATGAATTTCATCGTTTGATGTGTATGGGTATGAAATGTGTGTAAACTTATTTTCGTTTTTTACAATATAATTGTCTAAATTATCCAGCACTTTATCATTATGGAAATAACCCGTCCCAACAGTATTTGTTAAACCGCCATCAATCCAAAAGAAGTAATCGCTATTGAATGGGTTAACAATTGCCGAGTCGTTTAACATAAACATTTTTGTAAACATCATCGGGTTATAATATTTGAGAGCCGCTTGTGGTGATTCGGATAACCAACCGGCTAAGTTCCTCCACTCAGGGTTATTCCTAATATCATCAATTTTACTAAAAAATGGATTCCATGTCTCAAAGTCTTGGACATCTTTAATGAAAATCTTAGTAGGTTTATTACCTCTAATTTCAATAACCTCTTTCTCTAAATCTTTAGGAATCCAAATACACATTTGAGCGTCAGTTTCTAACATCTCAAAAAACTTTGATTTATAATAATTGAAGTCTCTTTGAGCCCATCCGTTTAGTTCACCTCTACCTAAATCCCAAAGTCCTGTTACTATCGTTACGTTTTTATTCATATCAATTAAATTTTAAACCAACATTAAAGCCTTCGTTATATGTTATTCTATAAATGTTTTCACCAATTCTAATCATCATAACCAAGAACTTTCTCATACCATGTGCGGGGTCGCCCATAGTCTCAGTGTCAACTCTAATGTTTAATTCTTTTCTTTCGTTTTTATTTAAATTATCAATCAATTTTTGAGTCACATCAAATTGTTGTTGAGGGTAATTGTCCGGATACCCCTCGTCCAATTGGATGCCCGTAGAACCAAATAAACCATTTAAAATCTCAACATCTTTATTCTTAAAGAAGTCAGGATTTATGTAAGATTCTATTGGTAAGTTTGTAAAGTAAGGATTCCACTCAAAATGGAAACATTCCTTACCCTTATAATGTCTTGCATGATGTAACCAATTTTCGTAATACCATCTATCGGCATGTGTCGGTTCAGGATTTTCTCTAACAAATGATAGGTTTGCCCACCAAAAGTTACCCCAATACCAATTACCAACACAAGTTAATCCACAAGTATCGTATTCGTCTAAATCTGAAACACATTGTGTGTAATTATCTATCAGGTGTGACTCCATTGCATTTCTCCACAACTCAACACCTTCAACTTTCCACTCGGATATTTCTTTTGTAACACGATTTTTATAATTGTTGGTAACTCCTTTAGCGTGAAAATAAAAAACTTTACCATCATGTTCTTGTGATAAATCCCACACTTTTTTAATACCCCAATATTCATATGTGTTATGAGTGGTTTTAAATAAGTTAACTTTACCAATACCATCAAATAATTCATCAATACCTTCGTATTTACCTTCAGGGTCAACACAAGATACCTCCATTTGGTCACACCATTGAAATAGTCCTGTTGACATAATTCTGTCAAGTTGGGACTTAACAACTTCTTGATAGTTACCGGCACAAAAAATATGGTAAACAATTACATTCATTTCTTTTTGATAATCGCGTAAATAGAATCTTCCCTATCATTTGAAATGGAGATTGATTCTATATTGTTAATAAATGACTCCCATCTATCAGTTTTATAGTCTGTTGTTGGGTTACCGTCGATAATACTATGTAACATGTCTAAACAGGTTGTCTTTTCAGGGTCACCCCATCCGAACACCGCTTTTTCAGGCATCCTACATTCGATTGATGTTTGTAAATCCTCAATAACCAAATAACCACCAGGTTTAACATTCTCAAATAAAATCTGTGCGGTTATTTGTAAATCTTTCATTCTATGTGAACCATCATCAATTATAACGTCATACATAAATCCGTTACTAGAAAATTCATACAACGATTCTTCGTTTGATTGGTCGACATTAAACATCCATACCCGTTCTAAATCAGATTGGTAATTGTTGATATCAATACCGTGAATCAAACCTTCAGTGAAAAAATCATTCCACACTCTTAGTGACGCACCGTCAAGAACACCAATTTCCAAAATATCACATTTTTCTTGATATGGTTGTAATAGTTTTTGATAAAATCTATTATAGTAATTGTGTAGATATTGTTTATCGGTACCATAGTGACCACCAATGTCATTTAAGTTTTTGTATGTAATCCCGTCTTCATTTTCCATTTTTGTTTCCATACTAATATTAAATTTTTTATTATGTATTACATCAATTGTTCTATTTGGTGTTAAACCATAAGAAAACGCATGGAACACAAATTTCTCATCACCATATTCACGAGCGTTGATGTCGACATTTGTAATTATTTTAAATTGTGACCTGTCCGTTTGTCTTTCATACCACAAACCAATACATGTTTGGTCATGCCATAAACCTTCTTTATATTTTGGGAACTCCTCACAGATGTCCCACCATTCATTTAAAAACTTTTTAGTGTATTCATTATTTTTAACCATCATAACACCAGCATTAACCAACGATGGTCCGTGGTCTTGTGTCATTAAAATACTAAAATCATCTGTAATAAATTCCTCTATTTGTCTTGAATTATTACAGAAAATTGCGTCAATGTCTAAAAACAAAACGTATTCAGAATCAGGAAACCTTTCTAACATTTCTCTAATTAGATGAGGTTTGTACCAAGTGAATGAACGACCAGGTATTTTATCCTTTATTTTATTTGGGTCTTTTTCTACATAGTAGTTATAACCATTGTCCTGACAATATTTTTCGTTGATTCTTTCTGCGTACTCCCCATATGAAACATTTGGAGTATAAAATTGGCAAACTGTTATATTCATATCTTATAGGTGATTCATTATTCTATCACACCAACCTTTAGAAATTGAGTGTGGCCATACAACCCAATATGATGGTTTAACTGTGGTTTGGAAAGTTCTCCATATTTTACCATATCCATCAGGGTCAGTCATTATTCTGTTTATTTCATTAGTGTCCGCATCTTGACGGAAAATGGTTTCATCGTTTGCATCGTGAAAAGCTACCACCCAAAAATCATAATCTTTTTCGGGAACTAATTTATAATCAAGGTCGATACAATGTTTGAAGATTGTTGCAAAACTTGCTTTCCATTCATCCTCAGTTTCAAACATAACCGGATTAGGTGGATAGTTTTTATCTAAGGTGTATTGTTGGACTGAACGATTGTCAAAACGGATACCAGCATAAATTTCATAATCTCTTAAAGTTCTAATAGGTCCAAATCCGTATTTACCCATGTCCATTGTACCTTCACCATCCATACCGAATAACTTTCTATTCTTTTGGTGTGAACGAACATTCTTATTACCCCAATCAGGGTCATCGTCCCATTGTTTTGTTCTTCCGTTACGAGTGTATTCATGCCAAACTAATGTCTTATGTGGGTGGAATAAATCATAACCCCATGTATAAGCTCTAACGGCAATTGAAATCTCTTCACCGTGGAAATAGAACTCAGGGTCGTGTTGTACCTCTTCTGAGAACTGACCTAAAGTAAAACAGAAGTGAGCAGAATAGAATCTCGCGGGGATTGGCTTTTTAAGTTTCTCCCAACCAGGAATTGTTTCAGGTAAAAAGAATACAGCGCCCTCAGGAATAAATCGGTCAAACACCATTCTCCACGGCTCTTTAACTCGTCCTGCAGGGTCATTTTCAGGATTAAAGGATGATACATACCCCGTCAATAATGGTTTCTCAAAACCGTCCTTTTGGAGTTGTTTAATCATTTTAATGAATTCGGAATCCCAATTCTTTTCGAATCTCATATGAGAGTCAATTTGCATTGTATACTCTTCACCGTCATATAAAGTTTGGGTTAGGTTTCTTGCCCAACAAACGCCTTTAGATTCTGTGTAAGGTACATCGATAACTCTAAATCGTTTATCGTCTTTATATTCCTCTAAAGAATCAAAACCATCTTCAGGGTGATATTGTCTACAAATACCAAATCTAATATTTTTCGGGTTTTTAGCATTTTCTAAAATTGACTTGATTGTCTTAACCAATTCGGGGTCGCGATATGACGCTATTTGAATAAAAATTCTCATACATTAATCCTTTTGTGGAAAAAGTAATGGATTTTTAAATAAAGTTAATAATTAGTGATTACTATTTTTAAAGAGTTGGTGTTGGTGTTGGGCAAGTACCACTTGAACACGGGGCACCTATTGTAACACCCACTTCAGGTTCAACAGAAGGTGAATTACCACAATAATATAAAGTGGTACCGGAGTAGATAACGGCCTCTAATACGGAACCATCACATAGGTTTAAACTAAAGTCATAGTCCAAAGTATTCATTGAGTTATCAAAAACAATACAACGACAATCAGACACTATTGGTGTTGATGTAGGTGTAGGTGTTGGTGTCGGAGTTGGGGTTAAGAACGATAGTGTTTGAAAAGTATTACAATAATACGCATCCTTAATAGATACTAACATCTGATTAACATTCTGTAATGGTGGTGGTACCGTCAAAGTTACGGGAAATGTTGTCACATCAATACCCACAATATAACAGAAGGTATTGGTCATATCACAAAGACTAATTTGAAATGGTGGCGTACCTTCCGCCGAATATATAACAACTGATTCCATTATCAATAAATATATGGTGATTATGTTTACCTTAAATAGAAAATAGACTAGAATTAATCTGTAATTTTTAAGGGTTTCCCTTATTATTGTCCTATGAAAAAGATTTGTTTGGATTTATCCGAGTGTAATGCGTTAGGGGATAGTCTATGCTCAACACCCGTGATTAAAAAATTGTACGAGGCGTACAATTCAAAAATAGTTGTTATCACCAAACATACTGAATTATTTACCAATAACCCATACGTAGAAAAAGTTTACAACTCATCAGTAATAAACTTAGATTTTATTAGGAAGGACGATAACTTTATCGTTCATAATTCATTTTACGAAGGTGGTAGAAAGAACGCTCAAGGTGTGGAATATAAACACAATCGTATGGACATTCGTCAATATCATGCAGTCAAACTTGGGTTCATGTTGACCAAAGATGAGATGGGTCTTGATTACATTCCAGACGAATACGAACCCATTGAAGGTTTACCTGAGAAGTATGTTTTAATTCATCCCGTTCAGAATTGGCCGAGTAGAACTTGGGATGCTGAAAAGTGGATGAAATTAACATCTGAGTTAAATAAAAAAGGAATTAGTGTTGTATCTATTGGAAAGGATTCAAGTGAGGTTGGATTCTTTAATGTTAATAAACCAATATTTAATTTTGAGATTGAGGACGGAATGAACCTAATGAATAAGACAACTTTGAGTCAGACTTGGCATTTAATTAATAAGTCACTTTGTTTTATCACTATGGATTCAGGTTTATTACATTTGGCGGGAACTACAGATGCCCACATCATCCAATTAGGTAGTTCAATCAATCCTGAGTTTAGAGCACCGTATAGACACGGTAATCAAGAATATAAATACCATTACGTTGGTGGTGGTTGTAGTTTGTTCTGTGCTTCAGATATGAAACACGGAGTTAAAGAGTGGGGCGATATTCAAGGTGTTCCACCACTAATCGGTTGTTTAGAAGGTAAAAAGACATTTGAGTGTCATCCTTCAGTAGAACAAACACTTAATAAAGTTTTAGAATTAAATTAAATATGAGTAATAAAAAGAAAATCTTATTTATAACACCACACTTAAGCACAGGTGGTGCACCTCAGGTGACATTAAATAAAATACAATTATTGAAAAACGAATACGAAGTGTTCTGTGTTGAGTATTCATTAATAGCATGGACATTTGTTGTTCAACGAAATAGAATCATTGAGTTGTTAGGTGATAATTTTGTTTCATTACCTGAAGATAAAACATCAATCTTAAAAATAATTGATGTTATACAACCTGATGTCATTTCTTTCGAGGAATTTCCCGAGTTCTTCATGGATGACTCAATAACCAAAGAAATTTATAAACAAAGTAGACGATATAAGATTTTTGAAACGACTCACGATTCAAGTTTTCCTGTTCATCGAAAAAGATTCTTTCCTAATAAATTCCACTTTGTAAGTGCGTTCAACGCGTTTAGATATTCGATGTTCGATATACCATATGAAATAATTGAATATCCTGTCGACAATAAAGTTAAACATCAAAAAGATAATCAAGAAAAATTGGGATTAGACCCTACGTGGAAACATGTGGTTAATGTAGGTCTTTTTACACCAAGAAAAAATCAGGCTTATTTGTTTGACATTGCAAAAAGATTACGTGAGTATAAAATCAAATTTCATTTTATAGGTAATCAAGCGGATAACTTCAAATTTTATTGGGAGCCTCTAATGAATGACAAACCAAAAAATTGTGTGGTTTGGGGTGAGCGTAGTGATGTTGACTCATTTTTACAAGCATCTGATTTATTCTTTTTTGGTTCCAAAGGTGACCGTAACAATAAAGAGTTAAATCCAATAGCAATTAAAGAGGCGTTAGAGTATAAGATGCCAATGATGATGTATGATTTGGATGTTTATTGTGGAAAGTATAATAACGAAGAATCAATAACATTCTTAACTGGTGATTTGGACACCGATGTTAATAATTTATTAGAAATTTTAAAACCTGAAAAAATGACGGGTATAATAGATGACGAGTTAATAATTATTTCAACGTATCCTGACACATCAACAAGGATTCAATTAACTAAGGAATGTATTGAGTCTTTTATAAAAACAAAACGTAAAATTTTGTTAGTTTCTCATTACCCTGTTTCGGATGAAATACAACGAATGGTTGATTATTATGTTTATGATGAAAATAACATAATGATAACTAATTCATATTATAACCATTTCTACAATTATAAACACAATTATGATGTTAATATTAATTTGAATGGTTTAGAGAAGCCAAATCAATCTTTGGCGGCAATGAATAACTTCCATAACGGTGTTAAATTCGCCAAGTCGATAGGTGTTAACAAAGTGATGATTGTAACATATGATGTTATCTTACATGACCAAGATTTACCATTAATCGAGAATTATTTTAATAAACTGGATGAGTGGAAATGTTGTATCGCCCTTATGGACACTGATTTAGGTAAAGGTGTGGAAACAACGTCAATGGTATTCCAAACGGATTATTTCTTAAACATATTCCCAGATATTAGAAATGAGGAATTGTTTAATGAAAAATGTCGTATTATTGGTGCACAAAACTTCTTGGAGGATTATATGTACAAAACAATTAAAGATGAGGTTGGTCTTTGGGTTGTTATTAACCAAAGAACAATACTACCAAACTCAGGTCTTGGGGTTTCGTCTAATTCTGAATACATGTCAATAATACCGATTGAAGGTGAAGATAATAAGTTAATGTTTTATTTCTTCACATATAATATTGACGATAAAGTGGTACATGTTCGAATTAGTTCAAATGACATTGTTTATGATGAGGTTGTTAACAAAATAAGCGAAAGTAGAGAAATACAAAAAGTTATCGAGTTTAATGGTTACCCAATTACCGTAACAGTAGACAAAATTGATAATGGGGTTATATATAAATCGACCGAATATCATATCGATTCTGATAATTTTAATTCGTATAAAAAGAACGGGTTTTTTAAATATAAAAACCAAGTTAAAAATCAAGTAACGGATTATAAAATAAAATTAGTTCATTTACAAACAACATTAAATGATGAAAGAGAACAAAAATCTCGCATATCATTATCTAAAGTATCTGAACATGGTATTGAGTATATGTTACACCAAAATGAACCATTCAGGTCTTTACCCCCATCACACAATAGTATTAGACCCCAATGTGTATCAATGGAGTTATTTGATGAAGAAACCGCAAATCGTTTAGGAACCGCTTTGACACCATCACATTACGGATGTTATGATTCATTTAAAACAGGTATATTATCAGAGTTTGACAATGATTTAGACTTCCTAATTGTTTGTGAAGGAGATTGTATAATTGAGGTACCTATGAATGAGTTTATTGATAAGGTAAATGAATCATGTGGAATCATTAATAATGAGGGTGTTGAATACTTCTCATTTGGGGATACGAAAACTTTGGATTTTGGTTGGCATCAATCAAACGTGGTGAGAGAAATACCTAATCAAGATTTAATGTTTATCACCGATAAAATTATTGGGTTACAATGTATTATGTTCCCTAAGAGTACCCGAGAGTTTTTATTTGATAAATTACGAACTCATAAGTGGGATGCTGCGGACATTTATTTTAACACCATATTTGGTCACAATGGTAAAACAATGGGTATTTTAAAAGATAGGATAACGACTCAAGCTGACGGTGTATCTTTAATAGATAAAGAATTTAAAACATTTATAAAATAATGAAAAAATTAATAGTTATTGGTTCATATCCTAACACACCAAAAAAAGAAGAGGTACTTAAATCAGAAATACAATCCCTAAAAGAGATTGGTTTTGATTTTATGTTAGTTAGTCATTACCCAGTATCTACCGAAATACAAAACATGGTGGATTATTACATTTATGACAAAAACCAAACTTTAACACCGTTAGATAAAACAACTTATTATTGGTTCAAGACTGATATTTTTATGTTACGGGTTAATAATTCGAGACACGCATTACCCATTTGTCAAAACATGTTTAACGCATTTAAATTAGCGGAAATTAAAGAATATGATTTTGTTTTCTTTACTGAAAACGATAACATCTTTTCTAAAGAAGATTCTGTTAAATTATCTAATTTAGTTGACATGGCGATTTCTGAAAATAAAACCGGATTATTTTTTAAACCTCACAATTATCAAGACAATTACTCTAAAGTTTATGAAACTCAAATGTTTGGGTTACAACCAAAAAGGTTTAATGAGATTTTTAAATTACCATTGACAGGTGAAGAATTTTTTTATAACCCGGATTACCCTGTTAGTTTAGAATTAGGTTTTTACATTTCACTTAAAGATTTTGAAGATGAGTTTATGATTGTCGACGAGCATTCATATAACTATTTCACTAATAGTGAGATTAATATATTCAGAATGGAACACTTCATTGTTGATTTATTATATAACAGCACCAATGAGGACGAACCTGTATTATTTTTCCAAAATAGAAACAATGGTGATGTGAAAGAATGTCGTTTGGTTGCTAAAGTTAATGATGAGGTTATTGCCGACACATTAATTCATCCTGGTGTTTGGTCTTATCAAGTCTTCAGATATGAAAACCAAAGATTACGTATTGAGGTCTATATGGATGGTACACTAGAGATTATTAGGGATTACACATTAAACGACACACTTAAAAATAACATAAAAGATAACGGTATTATTGATTTTTATTAATTATGAAATTTACATTAGTTACAAGTTTCTATAATGGTGAAAACTTTATAGAACAATTATATGAAAAAATTAAATCTCAGACTTACAAAAATTGGGAATGGGTTGTTACTGACGATTTCTCAAATGATAATGGTCGTCAAAAATTGATTGAACTTTCAAACAATGATAGACGAGTTAAGTATGTTGAACAAAGTAAAAAGAAGGAGATGTTTTGGAACCCTCAATTATTTTGTAAGGATTCGGAAATTATTGTTCAATTAGACCAAGATGATTACCCATTACCAAAAGCTTTAGAGGTTTATCATTATTTCTTCACTAAGTTCCCTGAAGTAATTTTAATTACATGTTCGGGTAATATGTATAACGATGGTGGTGGATGGAGATGTTTTTATAATTTAGACTATAGAAATGACAATAATTTATCTTGCGGTAAATTAACTTTTTTAAGAGCTTGGAGACATAATCCTAACATTGTTGTTGATTATAACCCAAATGAGTGGATGAAATTCTTCTATAATGATTTAGCAATAGTTTGTAAATTAGAAGAGATGGGTAAAGTTTTGGTTTTACCTCGTAACTTATACTATTACAATTATAGAGAAAATTCAGTATCTCACGAATCTCACAACAATGTTCAGGATGTTAGAAATGAAAATGATGTATTAATCAACGGGATTAAAGAAAGACGATATGATAGTGAAATGGAAACCATTGTTAGATATTTTGACCCAATTTATGACTTATCACATTCTTTTATGAGTCATGATATGAATAACACACCTGAACAAATTAAAATATCGTATTACTTAAAAGATATTACCACACATCAAAAAAACTTATTAAAAGAGTTATTTTTTGATTATGATATTAATGTTAATAACATGGATGGTGATGAAGACTACTTAATATGGTCGGTAAAAGACCGTAGTGATATTGAGTCTTTTTTATCTTTTGATGGTAGAGATAAAATAAAAAACACACAAATAGTTATCCATCATTTTAATGAGATTGACGAATCAGAACGTAATCAAATGGTTGATATGATAAAACCGTATTACCCGTTCTTCTTTCAGGTAGATGAACACATGACACTAACTTTACTAAGATAAAGTTTAAATTATAATTAAAAAAAAAGATATGGCACACGAAAAACAAAGAGAATTTTTTAGAAAAGTAAAATCAATACACCCCCAGTATTTCACCGATGTGAAAGTTTTGGATATCGGGTCTTTAGATATTAATGGTAGTAATAGACATGCCTTCGAACACCCTTATAGTTATATTGGTGTGGATTTAAGTGAGGGTAAGAATGTTGACGTAATTTGTCCGGGGCACCTTTACGAAAGTGGGTACCTATTTGATACCGTAATATCATCAGAATGTTTTGAACATGATATGTATTATGCTAGAACACTTCAGAACATGGTTAAATTAACAAGACCAGGTGGGTTACTTTTATTCACTTGTGCATCAACAGGAAGACCTGAACATGGTACACTAAAGACTAATCCACAAGACGCACCATTCTTATTATCTATGGGTGAAAAATGGGCAAACTATTATAAAAACTTAACCGAAGATGATATTAGAGCGGTTATCGATATTAACAACACTTTTTCATCGTATGGTTTTGAATATGAACCAGTTTCATGTGATTTATATTTTTGGGGAATAAAAAATCATTAATTAATAAAATGAGGATAGCACAAGTAACACCAGGTTTAATACCTATACCACCTAATGGGTGGGGTGCAGTTGAAAAGATTATTTGGGAATATAAACTTAATTTAGGTAGGATGGGTGTTCAAACGGACATTAGATATCTAAATGAAGTTTTACCGAATGATTACGATATTGTACATATACACATTGCAAATTTAGCAATTGAGGCGAAGAATAGGGGTATTCCTTACATTTTCTCACTACATGACCACCATGTGGTTCATAATGGTAGAGGTTCGTCTAACTATAACCAAAACTTAGAAGCTATTAAAGGTTCGGTAATTTCATTTTGTCATGCGGAATTTTTGGTTGATTTCTTTGAGGAGACCGATAAATTATTTTATTTAACTCACGGTGTTGATACCAATTTCTTTAGGAATCAACAACCTGTTAAATATGAACATAAATTATTATGTTTAGCTAATAACGGTTTAGCTGGGGACTCAACCTTTGACCGAAAAGGTTTTAGGTATGCAATAGAAGCCGCTAAAGAATTGGATTTACCAATTACGGTTGCGGGACCTGAAAACAATCAACACTTTTTTAATGCAAATCCTGACTTATTAGAGTACGATAAATTAACCATTATTCTTAATAACCCAGGCGAAGATAACATTAGAGAGTTATATAATACACACTCAATTTTCTTACACCCCTCTTCATTAGAAGCTGGTCACCCCAACTTAACATTATTAGAAGCGTTATCTTCAGGATTACCTGTTGTTGGTACCTATGAAGGTTCTCAAGAATTACATGGTATGGTTAGAGTTAATCGTGATACTAATGAAGTGGTTGAGGGTATTAAAACAATTTTAAGTGATTATTCAAAGTACGTAGAATTAACTAAAAAGGTTAGACAAAACTATGATTGGTCGGTTATTGTTAATCGTATGTATAAAATGTACGAGACTATCGGTATCATATCTAAACCTTACACATCTGAAGATACAAAAAATTTATATATGAATGAATACGGAAAAAATGAAGAACAAGTCGAACCAGTTCAGGAAGTTATTACCCCAACTGTTGTTGAGAGTTCTTTAAAATTTAACTATCACTTTGTTGATGGTCCTTACTTTGAGTTTTTGAGTGAAGAAGAAAATGATAAAGAATATACTATCACATTTTATGATGGTGAAACTGAAGTTTATACGTCAAAAATGAAACCAAATACGTGGACTCGTTTAAATAGAAAATATTATACACCATGGAGAATCACATTAGCAGACGATAATGGTGATTTAGTTTTTGACCAAACGATGTCATTAAAAGGTAAAAGAGTTTTTATTGCGTTTGATTCATCATCTTTAGGTGACTCAATTGCTTGGATACCTTATGTTGAAAACTTTAGAGTTAGACACGAGTGTGAAGTAATTTGTTCAACGTTTAAAAATGATTTGTTTATGAATGAATACCCGTATATCGAATTCACCCAACCAGGTTCAGTTGTTAAGAACTTACATGCAATGTATAAAGTTGGTTGGTTTAACAATTCGTTCTTAGAACCTGAACCACCAAACACAATCCCACTTCAAAAAACGATTTCTAACATCTTAGGTATTCCGTTTGAGGAGTTACAACCAAGAATTAGTTTTAGACCAACAGAACGACCAATAGAGGGTAAATATGTTACCATTGCTAACGAATCAACAGCAGGTCTTAAGTATTGGAATCACCCGACAGGATGGGTTGAGTTAGTTAAATACTTAAATGAACAAGGTTATAAAGTAATTAACGTGTCTAAGAATGGTGAAAACATACCAGGTTCCACAAAATTAAGTGAGACTTCCTTGGAAACCACGATGAACTACATTCACCATAGTGATTTCTTTGTAGGTTTATCAAGTGGATTATCTTGGTTGGCGTGGGGTATCGGAAAACATGTTGTGATGATTTCTAACTTTACGGAAGCTGACCATGAATTTACTAATAATTGTACTAGAATTGTTAACCATTCGGTATGTAATGGTTGTTGGAATAATCCGATGTTTAAATTTGATAAAGGGGATTGGAATTGGTGTCCTGAACACAAGGGTACTCCTCGTCAATTTGAATGTCATAAATCAATTACACCTGAAATGGTGATAAATCAAATTAAACCATTAATTAAATGAAAATAGAAGTATCAATCGGAGAGATTGTTGACAAACTAACAATCCTCGACATCAAAATGTCTAATATCTTAGACCCTGAAAAATTAAAGAACATCGCAAAAGAATACGGTTATTTGAAAGATGTTGTTGAGGATGAACTCGGAATACCGACAACATCAGAAGAGTACGTTAAACTCCTTAATATTAACAAAGAACTTTGGGACATTGAGGATGATATTCGTGATAAAGAAAGAAACAAAGAATTTGATGAGGTATTCATTGAATTAGCAAGAGCGGTTTACGTAACTAACGACAAACGAGCGGAAGCTAAAAAAGAAATCAACGTTAAGTTTGGTTCTAACTTTGTTGAAGAAAAATCTTACGCTAAGTATTAATTTATCATATAAAACGTTTTATATGATTTTTACCATATAAACCCTGAGAGGAATCTCGGGGTTTTTTATGATACTATAATTAACAAGGACCATTATGGGTAAGATTTGTACCATCCCAATAGTAACAATCAAATCCGTCCGAGTAATACATCGGAGGTGCTGGTGCGTCACAAGTATCGTTTATGAATATACCTGTTGCTTGGTCTAATCTACAAGGGTCGGTATCACAAGGTATACTTAAATAGAACGGTTGTGTCATATTACATGTACAAGCGTCAGCACAATCTCTATCACTGAAACATAACTCAATGAAACAACAGCCAGGTCTACAAGCTACCGTAGGTGTTGGTGTAGGTGTTGCACCAGGTGCTTGTGTTTGTGTTAATGTCGGTGTTTGAGTTGGTGTTAAAGTAAGTGTTGATGTTAATGTCGGTGTTTGAGTTGGTGTTAAAGTAAGTGTTGATGTTAATGTAGGTGTAGGTGTAGGTGTTAATGTTCTAGTTGCAGTTACAGTTGGTGTAGGTGTAGGTGTTAATGTTCTAGTTGCAGTTAC